GGCATTGCATCTCCATCTCAGAGGCCGATGACGTCTCGTCTTCGGTGGAATGTGGGGGCTAGGTGGTGTAGCCGTATAGGCGCAGCAGCCGAATCACGTCAGCGCGGTCACGCCCGAGCTCGACGATTGACTCAGGCATCAGACGCACGCGTAAGGCAGGCTTCCCGTCCGCGCGGCGCTGGGCGTTGATGCGCCCGAAGACTCCAGTACGCGTCACGCCTTCGGTCGTGATGTACGTCGGTCGGCCATAGACGTCTGTAGGGACCAACTGGCCCTTGGGAATCCAGCCGCGCGGGTTGCGCTGCGCTGTCTCCATCCCGCGCCGGGCGTTGACCACCTTGGACGGGTCGGCGCCGAGCCGAATCGCCTCTGCGCCAGCGTTGGTGAAGACGCGGTCCTGTTCGGCGGCGGTCAGGTTGTCGAAGTAGCGCTCCGGGGAAGTGAGCACCGAATCGGCAGTGTTCTCATCGGCGGGGATATGTACGCAGCGGCACTCTGGGTGACGGTCAAAGCCGTCGTTGTAGAGGTAGAACTTGCCTGCGAGGATCACGCACCGCGAGCAGGCTCCTGGCTCGATCATCCGCACGTAGCCGGTGACCCATTCACGCTGCGCCATCGCTGCGGTCTCAGCAGCGCGGGCAGTGTCGGCCATGATGGTCGCAACGACTCCGGCTAGGAACTCCTCGGCCTCGTCAAGCACCCGGCGCTCAACAACGCTAGGGGCCAGGTCTGCCATCTCAGGCGAGTACTGCGCCTTGGCCGCTTGAATGACTGCGCCGTAGGTGGCGAACTCGATCGGGTTGCCCGATCCGGTCACTCCTGCAAAGACTTCGGGAAGCAGGCGAGTTGGGACGTCCGACTCTATGTCGAGTTCGGCGAGGACTGCGGACATATAGGCGCTTGCGGTGGCCGCTGAGGCCTCCTGTCCCGCCTGGATGATCTCGAAGACCTGCGGGCCTACCGTTGTGCGCCAGGCGGACTCCCACCGCTTGCCGCGCATGAGGCGCCACGCGCGACGCACGCCACGAGTGACGACGCCCGCAAGGCGCTCCTGCTCGTCGTAGTGCTCAGACGCTGCGCGGGGGATCACTGGTGGCGCCCATCGCGTTGTCGCGTGCCTCGCGCAGTGCCGTCACGGCGTCGGCCAGCTCGGGGTCTGAGTCCGCCATCCGCTCGCGCTTCTCCATCGCCTCGATCGTGGTCAGCGAGTAGCCGTAGTCCACGCGCGCCTGGCGAAGGTCGGAGATGTTTGACGAATACGTCTTGACCGCAGCATCAGCCTTGGAAGCCTGCGTCGGGGTTGCGGCGCTACGCCAGACCGTCTCTAGTCCGTTCGCGGTCGACGGGTCGTTGCCCTCAACGGCCATCGCTAGACGCATGACGCGTTCGTAGCCGTTGCCTCGGGCCACCTGATGACGCTCTACGCGGGCCACCATGTCGCCCTCGGATGCGCGTATGCCGTCAGCCGATGCCGGGTTGTCGGATACGCCGAAGCCGAGAGTGTGAGGCGGCAGGTCGCACAGCCCGGCGCCAATGCGGGCCAAGGTTGACAGAGTCTCGTGGAAGTTGCGCATCTCTGAGGCGGGAAGCTGCTTGATCTCCGGCTCGGGAGCATTGGCGGGCACATTGCCGTTTTCGTCGGTCTCGGCGGGCACGATCCACAGCGCCCCCGTGGCCGACTTAACGGCATCCCTGTTCACCGAACCGTCGTCGTTCATAAACAACGACTCGGCGACGTTGATCGCCAACATGCGAGGCATTGCGTGATGCAGAACGCTCGCCATCATTGACGTGGCGGTGAAGTTGGCAGCGTCGACCAGGGGCTTGAGTGATCGCAGTTCGCTTCGGCCGACACGCTGGCGCTGACGGTTCGGGAACTGCACGACCGGCACCGAAGGCGACGACTGGAGCCGCTGAGCTGCCGTCATCCACGACTGCTTGGTGGAGTCGACCGGCTTGCCAAACTCAAAGTCGACCAGGCGCGAACCGCCCGAGGAGTCGGGGACGTGGAGCACTGCGCGGTCGTCAGTGGTTGCCTCTGAGTCCGACTTGTAGAACTTGAGTGCGGCAACGACGCGGCGGGTCAGTGGGTCGACCTCAACCGCGAGCGAATCCGGCGATTCCACGGTGATGAGGGCGCCCTCAGTGGAGGGTCCGACCATCATGTAGGAGTTGCCGGTCACTAGGGATGCGACGTTGTTCTCCGACTGGTACTCGGCCATGTCATTGCGCTGCCACGCCTTCCACAGTCCACCGTCGGGCGTGTCGCTGCCGCCGAGCAGGAAGCCCTCGACAAACATGCGACGGTCAACAGAGTCGGCGAACTTCTCGCACCAGTTGATCGTCAGGGCGCCGAATCGGTCGTCCTGCTCGGCAAGGATGCGCAAGAGGAAGTACAGCGGCTGCTCGCCGTCGTAGTACTCCCACCACTGCCTGATCTGTGCCTGCTGAGCATCGCGGCGAGCGGAGAGACGCAGGAACCACTGCTCGTCGGAAAGGTCGCTCAGCTTCATAGTGGCTCCTCTCAGCGGATGACGATCATGCGGGCGTTCTTGCGGCGGTTGGGCGCGCCCCAGCCGGCGGCCTTGGCGTCGCACGCGGCCTCGTGAGCCAGGACGCTGGTCACGGCGGCGTCGATCTTCTGGAGTCGGGAGGCTTTGGCGAGGCCGTACTGGTCTCGCCCGCGAAACTTCTTGACCGCCGAGGCCATGTGGCTTGTTGTGTCGGGGCAGCCGTCGTGGGTAATGGCGTGAGTGCCGAGGTCTGTTACGAATCGCTCAAGCGCGTGGTGCATTGGCGTGGTCAGACGCGTTTCCCACTTCATGACGCGCTTATCGCCGTGATTTAGCGCCCACGTTTCAATCTCGGTCGGCCAGTAGGGCGGATCACAGTAGAACCGCATGACCTTGAATCGGGCGAACATCTCGTCAACCGCAGCACTCACTTGATCGCGGGGGATTCGATGATCTTCGTGTTGCGCCGGGTTCCAGATTGACGGGCGGCCATCGAGCACGCGGAGTGTGAACTGGAAGCCCTCAAGGGTCTCAGCGCGGATCGCGGTGTGGTCGTCCACGTCGCTACCGTCGAAGCCCGCGCAGATGGCGGTCCCGTCAGGCGGGTTGGGCAACCACTGCATCTTGATACGCCCTCTCCCACAGGCCCGTCGTTAGCCAAGAGTCCGAACCAGCCACGACCCGATTCCCGAAGAACCGCTCAGCGTCGGCCGGGTCGGTCTCCATGATCTCTGCGGCCTCGGCTTCGATCGCGTCAAGGTCGACCCACCACGAGTCGCCGTAGACGATCTTGTGAATCTTGCGACGCTCGGCCTTGTTCTTGTAGGACAAGGTTGAGGGTGACTGGTGGTAGTCCTTGTAGATGTCGGCAACCTTGGACTCAAAGCCCATCTGCGCCGTTGACAGCTCGGCCGGGTTCCAGGCGTTCGTGGTCTCAATGGAGCGGCCCGACATGCCAGCCAGGCCACGGCGCTGGGTCCTTGCGAGCGCGTGACCGCCGTTGGTCTTGAGCCAGATTCCCGTCTCGTCCTGGATGGCGAGCGTGATCGGCTGCCCTAGGCGTGAGGTGGCCTTAGATGTGACGGGCTCAACCCACCCGCCATAGGGGAGGTTGATTCGGGTGACTCCGGCGTCAGGGATGAGGTCCGCGAGGGGCCCGCGCTGGATCATCGGCAACAGGTGTCCGTAGACGTTGTCGGTCTGATCGTCCGTCGTTGCAGCGATCTGGATTCGGGGCGTGGCCTGCGGTCGACCGACTGGGCGACCGTTCGCGTCCCAGCCGTCAAAGATGACCGGCCCCAACGCCTCGGCGCAGATGATGGCCGCAGTCAGCGGACCCTTGCCCCACTTCTGTGGGCGAACCAGGATTGAGCGGCGGTAGGTGAACGCGGTGGAAGCCTGACCGACGCTCGCCGACTCGCGCAAGCGATAGTGGTGGCCCAGGAAGGTCCACATCTCGTCGGTGAGCCTGTACGTCTCCCCGCCGTGCTCACGATCGGGGATGACGCAGAACTCTTCGATCCAGTTGCCGACCTGCTCGCCCAGGCTCGGCGCTTCGTTAGGGACCTCAGGTCGCCACGGCATCGTCGGCCACCACCAGGCGTCGGCGAGCCTTCTTCGGCGCTGACCGCTGCTCGGCTACCTCGTCGGCTGCGATCTCCCAGCGCAAGCGGAGCATCGACATCGGAGTCAGCCCGAGCCGGTCCTCCATCTGGCGGGCCTCTGAGAGCAGGGCTACCGACAGGGACTCGGGGTCCTCGCACATGGTGAGGATGTGGACGTAACGGG